TATCCCCTCTCCGACGACGCACATTCGCGCTGTGGGTGACTATTGGTTCCCGACTGCTGGGCAGGAAGCCACCGTCGAGGTGACGGGTACGTTCGGTTGGTCTGCTGTGCCTGACGCTGTTGAGCAAGCATGTATTTTGCAGGCAGCTAGATATTTCAAGCGTGCTGACAGTCCGATGGGTGTCGCTGGTTTTGACGCTATGGGCGTTGTGAGACTGTCACGGATTGACCCTGACATTGCTACCCTTTTGGAGCCGTACTGCCGGATTAGGATGGCGTAGGCGTGGACATTCAGGCAATCAGGCAACAACTGTCTGTAAACCTTGCCACGATTAGCGGTCTCCGCACTGCCGAGAACGTGCCTGACATGGTGAACCCGCCTGTGGCGGTAGTGAGCTTGGAGCAGATAGGTTTCGACGGCGCTTTCAACCAAGGGCTAACCACTCTTGAGTTCACAATTTTCGTTGTGGTGTCTCGTGCTGACGAGCGCACAGCGCAACGGAAGCTAAACCAGTATGTAGCCGCTACCGGGGATTACAGTATCAAGTCTGCGGTAGAATCGGATAGGAGACTTAATAATCTCGTAGCGGATTTACGGGTTCGTAGCGTGACTAACATAGGCTCTCTACAACTGGATGATCAGGAATATATGGCGGCTGAGTTTGCTGTCGCTGTTTATGTATAAGGAGAAATAAATTGGCAAAGTATGTAGTTACAAGCCAAAAGGTAACTGTGAACGGAACTGACGTTTCGGACGCTTGCGCTCGCGCCGAGCTTGTCCTGAACGCTGCCGAGGTCGAAACTACTGACTTTGGTTCCGCTGGTTGGACTGAGGTTGTGGGCGGCCTTAAGAGTGGTCAGTTGACCCTCGACTTCCACAGCGACTTCGGTGCCGGTGGTGTGTCCGAACTGTTCCAGGACCTTGTTGGCACGATTGGTACGTTTGTGGTTATTGCCGGTGGGACCGCTGCTTCAGCGACGACACCTGAATACACCGCAGAGGCGCTTATCAACAGCTTCACCCCAGTGGCGGGTGCAGTGGGCGACCTGGCAACCTTCTCGGTCACGTTCCCGACTTCGGGAGCCGTTGGCTACGCTACCGCGTAATTGTTGTAATATAACAACATGAGAATCAACCTACACATTCAGTTCCAGGACGGTACGGCAAAAACGGTAACTTGTAGCGCCGCTGACCTTGTTGCTTTCGAGGACAAGTTTGGTATTAGCGTTACGAAGCTGGCTGAGGAAACTCGGATTGGCTGGTTGCTGTTTTTGGCGTGGCACTCGGAGAAGCGCTCAGGCGGCACGAAGGCTGACTATGAAAAGTGGCTCGATACAGTCGAAACCATTGGGGAGTCTGAGGAAGACCCAAAATAGTTGGTCTCGGTGAGTCTTCGACTCACTGGATGATCGCTGGCCTAGCGGTTGAAACCGGGATTAGTCCTAGAGAGTTGCTACAGCTCGATGACAGGATGCTATGGACCATGCAACGCTGGTTGGTAGCAAAGAATCTGCCGAGACAATGAGGAAGCCGCCCCTTCGGGGGCGGTTTTCTTGTCGGTAGAATAGATGTAGACGTTAGGCGGATTCATGGCAGAGACTTACAGGGCTGACATTGTTGTTAGCGATTTGAAGCGTCTCGTCCGTCGGTTGAATGAGATTGAGCCTGAGTTGGCTAAGTCGATGCGCCGTGAGTGGAAAGAGATTGTTGAACCGGCGAGGGGGAACTTGTCGGCAAAGATTAAAAGCAACGGTATTCCTATGAGGGGGTTCCGCAAGCGCCTTTCTCGTGAAAGTAAGACGTGGAATAACCGTGGTCAGTCTTCTCGCGTATTTGTGCAGATGCGGGCGGGTAACCGTGTTATTGCTGAGATGCGGAATCAGACTGTCATGCGTTTGGTTATCCGTAATGCTGCGACTGTTATTGCGGATATGGCTAAGAAGCGGGCTACGCCGAGTGGAACCAAGACTGACTGGTATGTGTACCCGAACGCTAAATCGTTCACTCCAAATCAAAAGCCTGGTTTTCGTCGTCATACTGTGACGACTCAGGGCGATCAGATGTTGCAAAATCTTAGCGGGTGGGGTCGCGGTAATGCGTCTCGCGTCGCTTACCCGGCTGTGGAAAAAACTTTGCCCGATGTGCGGGACAAGTTGTTGACAAACATAAACAAATATGTTGCTTTGACTAATCGAGAGTTAGGTCCGTAATGGCTAAATCGCGTCCGTTATCTATACCGGTCATCCTTGGCATCAAGGGTAAGGGTCTTGATGGGGCTATCAAGGACACTAAAAAACTTTCTACTCAGTTGGGCCGACTGTCTGACACGGCGGTGAAGGCGGCTGCTGGTTTTGCCGCGTTCAAGGGTGGGCAACTTGTAGCTAATTTTGCTCGTGACGCTATTGATGCGGGCCGTGACCTTCAGGTCAACTTGAACGGTTTGCAATCTGTGTTTGGCGAGTTCACGCCGACGATGATTGAGTTTACGAAGTCTACTGCTGGCATTGGTTTGTCAATGTCTGATGCGGCTAAAGCTTCTACGTTCCTTGGTTCGGTTCTGAAACAGTCCGGTTTTGCGATGGACGAGGTTTCCGAGCAGACACAACGCCTTGTCAAGTTGGGTGCGGACCTTTCTTTGACTTATGGTTACGACGTTCAAGAAGCGTTGTTGGCTATGACTGCTTTGTTCCGTGGTGAGTACGACCCGATTGAGAAGTTCGGTGTCGCCATGAAGCAGAACGAAATCGAGGGTGAGAAGCTGAAGCGTGGCCTTGAGGGGTTGACGGGTTCGGCTGAGCGTCTTGTTGATCAGCAGATTCGGTTGGAGTTGCTGTATGAGCGTTCTGCTGACTCTATGGGTGCTTATGAGCGTCAGGCTGGCACGTTGCGGGTGGCTCAGGATACGTTGCGGGCAACTTTTGCGAATATGCAACAGATTCTTGGCTCTCAGTTGCTCCCTGTCGTTGCCGATCTTACAGCGTCGCTGATTCCTCTTGTAGAGACCATTGGCCCTGTTTTGGCGGCGGCGTTTAGACAAATTGTGCCGTTGCTTGTTTCTTTTGCGAACAACACTGATGGCATTGTGAACACGTTGGTGACTTTTGTAAAAGTTGTTGCCACGGCAGTCGGAGTGCTCGGCAATCTTGCTGGATGGATTGTCAAAAACATTAATGTTTTGAAAACCGTTGCAATAACGCTTGTAACGGTTGGCACCGCGCTATATTCTTTGCGTCTCGGTTTTGCCGTGTTTATTGGTTTGCGTGATGCTGCCAGGGCGTTCAACGTCACTCTTGGGTTGACTAAAACGCAAATTCGCGGTGTTGGTTTGGCTTTGGCGGCAGTACCCATTGTTGGATGGATTAGTGCTGCTATAACAGTTGGCACAACCATTTATGACATTAGCCAGCAAGCAAAAATGGCTGGCGAAAATGTTGAGGACATGCTCGACACTAAGGCTTTGCTTGCGGATGTTGAGGCGTTAAAAAACCTTGATGTTTCAGCACAGGGTTTGAATGAAACTCTTGAAGAAACTGCTACTGGTGCTGGACAGGCAACTGACGCTGTAAGGGATTTCTACCAAAAGATTGGTGTAGAAATTCGAAAACAACAGGCCAAGGTCGAGCTGCAAAGGCTTGGTGCGTCGGATGGCTTGATTCAGTCAATTCTTGGGTCTGGCGAGGATTGGCAGCGCGTATTTGACGATGTTGTTTCGCGTGGCATTGCCGGTGTGCAAGATGTTCAAAATCTGTTCCGTGGGACTGCTGCTGGTTTTGATGAGGCCATGTCGCAGTGGGAGGAGGAGTATGGCGAGCCCTTCCGTAAGTTCAAGGAGGATGCGCTTGCTGCCCGTGACGCGCTGATTGAGTTTACTCGGGAGATCGAGATTCTGCCTTCTGTGGCGGAAACACTCGGTCAGTTTGAACGTGACGCTGTTGAGAATCTTGCTTCTATTGAGGAGAAGCTTGAGGATGCCTTCGATAACGGGCAACTTCTTGACGGTTCGTACCAGAACTTGTTGCAGTATGCGCGTGACGAGTTCCAGGTGTTGCGTCAAATTGAACGTCAACGTGATGACATTATTGGTCGCCGTGACGCTGCTGAGGCGCTCATTGATTCGGTGCAGTCGTCTATTCGGTCAGGTGCGCGTCTTGTCGGCATCCTTGGGGATGTCAGCGCCGAAGCTGAGGGTGTTGACGTTGTTGAGTTTGCCCGTAAGACGGTTATGGCTGGGGGTGACCTTAAAGAGTTCCGTACCGCTTTAATGTATAACTTTGTGGAACCTATTGAGAAGGCCAAGTCAAGAGCTGACGAGCTTGTGTCTGGTTACCGCGCTGTTGTGGATCGCACTCGGGAGTTTGTTGAGAACCTGAAGGCTTTGCGGGCGCTTGGTTTGGACCCAATGTTGTTCAACCAGTTGGTTGAGGCTGGTGTTGAGGCTGGTGGTGAGACCGCTAAGGCGCTTGTTGAGGGTGGTTCTGACACGATTAACGAAATCAACTCGTTGTTTACTGAGCTTGACTCTTTGGGTGCCGAGTTGGGTGAGAATACTGCTCAGGTGATGTATGGGCAAGGTGAGAACTTTGTCAACGGTATTGTGGAGGGCTTGGAGGCGCAGGCTGGCGAGTTGGAGTTGTCGGCTACGTCTATTGCTGAGGCGTTCACTGTGGCGTTTGAGGAAGTGCTGATTCGTGGTATTAATCAGGCTATTGATGCTGCTGAGGCTGCTTTGGCTCGTATGCCTCAGATTGGTGATTTTGCGCCTGGTTTTGACCCTGGCCCCGGTCCTGGTCCTGGCCCTGGCCCCGGTCCTGGTCCTAGTGGCACACTTGGAACGGCTCCCACCACGCCGTTAGCAAATACCGCATTGAACGCTTTGCAACAGGGTGCTGCTAGCGCTGCTGCCGCTGCCAGGGCTGCCGCTACGGAACAACAAAGACAAGCTAATGCTTTTGCTGTGCAAGCAGCGACCCCTTCAGTGAACATTGCGGGAACGCGTGTGCCGAGGGGTAACGTCACTTATCAAAGTGTGTATATGAATAGTTCTCCCGCGCAAACCGCTAAAAACTTTAACCAGTTCACAAGAAACAACACCACCGGTAGCATTTTTGATTCTGCTACAAGAAGGAACCTCCGGTAATGGCTAACCCGTCAATTCTTGTTGAAATTGGTTTTAACCTTTTACTCAGTCCAGAAGCACCGTTTTTCAAACTAAACGATAACGTTCAAGGACGGTTGAACAACACTGACTATCGTTTGGGTGGCACGTTCTTTTACGACATTACTGACCGTGTACGAAACGTGTCCTTCTCTCGTGGGCGTTCACAAATTTTCACAAACAACATTGCTGGTGAAGCTAACGTTGAGTTGAATAACCGTGATCGTGCGTTCGACCCGTTGTACCCTGATTCACCGTTTGTGGGGAACATTATTCCTCGCCGTGAGATTCGCATCACTGTTGCTGACGAGGTTGTGTTCACGGGTTGGGTTGAGGACTGGGATTTGGGTTACAGCCCTGATAACGAGTCTATTGCTGTTGCTAAAGCCGTTGACGCTACTTCTATTCTCGCGAATCAAACGTTTAATGCGTTTACTCCGTCTGAGGAGTTGTCTGGTGCCCGTATTGCTGCCGCTTTGGATAGACCCGAGGTTGGTTGGGCTGAGGAGTTGCGGGACATTGAGCAGGGCCGCGAACTTATGGGGGCTTACCCTGTGGATGACGAATACAATGTTTTGAACTATTTGCAGAACATTGCGGAGTCCGAAACAGGTAGTTTCTTTATTGACAAGTTGGGTCGGGTTGCGTTCCGTGACCGTTTGAGCACACCCTCTACGGATGATGTCATTACGTTCGGTAATGGTGGTATCGCGTTTGAGAACATTCAGGTCATTTATGGTTCTGAGTTGTTGTTCAACGAGGTCACTGTGTCACGGTACACGGGTGGTACGGCTGTTGCTACTGATGTGAGTTCGGTTAACTCGTATGGTTACCGCGCTTTGACTGTGAATGATTCACAGGTTGCTAACGACAGTCAAGTTGTTGATATTTCGTTGGATTATGTGAGCCGGTATTCGCAACCGGAGTACCGTATTGAACGTCTTGATTTCCCGATGCACAAGTTGTCGGAGGTTGATCAGCAGCGAATCAGTAACCTTGAGTTGGGTGATGTGTGCTTCATTTCGTTCACCCCGAATGGTATTGGGGACCCGATTGAACGTTATATGGAAATTATTGCGATTGATCATGCGGTGACTCCGTTTACTCATATTGTGGAGTTGGGTTTCCGCCAGTTGTCGTTCCCGCCGTTTGTTTTGGATTCGCCTGTGTTTGGTAGACTTGGTGTAGGCGCTTTAGCCAGATAAGGATGATGTATGCCATATAAAGTTTGGGCTGTTAATGAGATTTTGACGGCGGCTGATATGAATACCTATGTTGGTAATCAGACTGTTTTGTCTTTTGCTGGTACGGCTGCTCGTTCTTCTGCGATTGGTACTCCGGTGGAGGGTATGGTTTCGTATGTTGGTTCGGGTGTTGTTGAGGTTTATGCGGGTACTGCTGATGGTTGGACGACGATCAGTGGTGGTGGTGGGGGGAATGTTGCGGATGATGTTATTCAGCCGAACTTCAACACGATTAGCAATAATTACACGTTTGATGACAATTACAATGGTGTTTCTGCTGGTCCGATTACGATTGCTTCTGGGGCTACTGTGACTGTTGGTACTGCGAGTGCTTGGAGTGTTGTATGAGTGAGTTGAGTGTTGGGTCGCTTAGTGGGTTGGCGGCTAATTCGTATGTGATTGATGTGGCGTCTGGGTCTACGTTGGATTTGTCTAATGGGGCTACGCTTCCGGCGGGTAGTGTGTTGCAGGTTGTTCAGGGTGTAAAAACTGACCAATTTACAACGACTAGCACTAGTTACACAGATATAACCGGACTTAGCGTTTCAATTACTCCAAATAGCACAAGTTCTAAAATTTTGCTTTTAGCTGATGTAAAAGCAAGTGTTTCTGAGGAAACGAATGGGGTGATTGCGTTTATTCAATTTTCTGGGGGCAATTCTGGAAATTATGTTGGAGACACCTCAGGTTCTCGAACCCGAGCTGCCGCTTCAACCGCTAGAACCGATACCAGTACTGGCACAATTCCACGACGGGAACCTGCTTCGCTAGTTGCAAATTATTTAGACTCTCCCAACACAGCTTCAACTATTACCTACAAAATTCAGGCAAAAACTGGGGGTAGTGGCACTGCTGTTTTTAACAGGATGGGTTCGAACGCGGATAGTGCCGAGTTTGGTGTTTACCCCTCATCAATTACTGCTGTCGAAATTGCCGGATAAACTTAACTAAGGAGAAAAACTAATGGATATAGCAACAATTCTGAGCCGTAAATATGCTGGTAAAGAGTGGACTCTTAACGGGGATGACTATGCTGGCCTTGTGTGGCATAGTGACGGTAAGGCACCTTCGAAGGCTGAGTTGGAGAAACTGTGGCCTTCGGTGCAGCAGGAGATCGCTGATGAGGCTCAGGCTCGTGTGGATGCTAAGGCTTCTGCTGTGGCGAAACTTGAGGCGCTCGGTTTGACGGTTGAGGAAGTGTCTGTCGCTTTCGGTTTGGAGGCGTAAGTGTCTACGCTGAAAGTTAATAACGTCACTGATTTGGGGGCGGATGCGGTTGTCACTGATGGTGTGATT